AGGGCCTGGCCAGCGGCACGGTCACCGTGAACGACATCGACAACCACCTCTAAACCTTCCACCCCTCGGAGATTTCCATGAGTATCGAAACCGAACTGCAAAACGTTGTGGCCGCCGCCTCGGCGCTCAACCAGACCGTGCGTGGTCAGATCGATCAGATCAATGCCAACGTCGGTAACGCCATCGCCAACAACGATGCGCGCACCACAAATGCCATCAATGGCATGAATGCCACGGTCAACAGCTATGTGGGCAATGCACGCGGGGAATACCTGCTGCCGCCGAATCTGATTGCCAACAGCTTCATGACAGAAGTCGAGGCCGGCATTCCTGTCGGCTACAGCTATTCCGGTGTGCAAATCGAGGCCGTGCATCCCTACACCCAGGCGTTTGAAGGTCCGTACATCCCGGAACGTCCGGCCACTGCTGTCGATGACCCCAACCTTGCCACCCTGGCCAATCCGTTCTTTTACGGCGTTTACTACAAGGGCCCGCGTCTGGGCCGGGGCGGTTTGGGCGACGGTTGGGCCGGCATCGGCAATGGCCACATCCTCAAGATCACTGCTTCGCCAGACCCCAACAAGGGCTGGACTTCGGTCTGGTTTCCGATGGCGCGTGCGGCCGCCACTGAGCGCATGGGATTCCGGGGTTTCCTGAAGATCGTGCAAGGCAGTCGTGCGGGTTTCGGCGTGGACAGTGGCTACATGGGATATGGCCCGATGGGGCATGTCATCACCAAGCAGGACACCGATGCCGCGCCCCAGGGTTGGAAGTTCCTTGACTTTGTCGTCGGTACCTCCCAAGTGGTGCAACCCCTGACCAGCAACTTCGTTCTCGGTTTCGATCGTTCAGAAAACATCGAGGCCTACCTGGCCTTGCCCTACGCCTTCATCCCCGCTGCTGCCGTCCCAGGCATCGTTCTCGAATAAGGAGCTACCCATCATGAAAGTCTTTGTCGATCAAACCTACTACGGCGATTTCGCCACCCAGGCCTTGGCCGATGGCGTGCTGGCCCACAGCGAAATTGCGCTGGATCGCGTTTACATGGAGGCTCGGCCCGATGAGGCCCGCCGCCTGTGTGCTGGCCACATCACCACCCACTACCCCGAGTGGAAGCAACTTAACCTCCTGCGCGCTGGCACCAAGGCACAAAAGGACCAGATGACTGCCTTCATCGATGCCTGTCGCGACTGGTCCAATGGCGACAAGCCCAACCCGGCTGATTTGGCCGCGATTGCGCCGTGATTGGAGACATCCATGCCCGATCCCGCACTGTCCGAGGCTATCCAGGAGGCCTACGCCCACGCCCCTACGGATGCCATCATCCTGCACACGCTGGAGTTGCGCCACCCATACTTCCGTGACGACGCCGGCAACGCCACCGCCATCCGTGTGGTCCGCGACCAGGTGGACCTGACCGCCCAGCTCGAAGCCGATGCCCCGCTCAACCCCGGCGAGATGGTCACCTTCATCGCCATGGGCTTTGAGCTGGACCTGCCGCCGGTGGATACCGCACCTGTTCCCGAGATCGTCGTCACGCTGGACAACGTCAGCCGGGAAATCGTGCGCCACCTGGATGCGGCGGCCGAATCGCAGGCAGTGATCGAGATCACCTACCGGCCATATCTGTCCAACGACCTCGAAGGCCCACAGATGGATCCACCCATCACCCTGGTGCTCACCGAGGTGGAGGCCGATGTGCAGCGCGTCACCGCTCGTGCCCGCATGATGGACATCGGCAACAAGGCATTCCCCAGCCGTACTTACACGGCCCGGGAGTTTCCGGGGCTGACGCGATGAGTGCCACCCAGGTTGAAGAACTTACTGGGCTGATTGGACTGCCTTGGGTGGTCGGCGCCACTGGCCCGGATGCCTACGACTGCTGGGGGCTGTTCGTGACGGTGCAGCGCCGCCACTTCCACCGCACGCTCCCAGAAAACCCCGTGGACGCCACCAACCTGCGCGCAGTGCTAGACGCCTTCAACGGCCACCCCGAGCGCCAACGTTGGCAGCGGGTCATTGCAGAGGAAGAGGGCGATGCTGTACTCATGCGCCAGTCGCGCTACCCGGTGCACATCGGCGTGTGGCTGGACATAGATGGCGGTGGTGTGCTGCACGCCGTGCGTCACGCTGGGGTGGTGTTTCAAACCCTGGCCGCGTTGGATGTCCATGGTTGGCGCATCGAGGGCTATTACCGTTTCCGTGAACCGACATGAGTCTGCCTGTCCTTATTCCATCGGTGCCAGCCTTACCAGCGCCCCAAGCCACTATCGTCTGGCCCCGCAACCCTTTCCGCCCGGCCGACAAAGACCTGTACCTCGTTGAGCCTGGCAGCACAGTCGCTGATTGGATGCGCTCGCAGTCCATCACTGAATTCCCGCTGCCCACCGTCTGCTTGGTCAACGGCCAGCCGCTTTTGCGCCGTGGTTGGGCTATTCGCCCATTGGCTGCGCATGATGTGGTGGTGCTGGTTGGGCTACCCGGTGGTGGCGGGGGCGGGGGCGGCAGCAACCCGTTGCAGGTGGTGTTGTCCATCGCCGTGATGGTGCTGGCCCCGTATGCCGCTGCCGGTCTGATGGGCTACGGCATGACCGCCGCCGGCATTGCCGCCGCGCAAGCGGCCATGGGCACTATCGGCTTTGGCCTGCTGGCTGCCGGGGTCAGTGTGCTGGGTGCCTATCTGGTCAACGCCTTGGTGCCGCTGCCCAGCGCCAATGTGCCGTCGGCACAAAACAGCATCGCGCCCAGCCCCACCTATTCGCTGCAATCGCAGGGCAACTTTGCACGCCTGCTGCAGCCAGTGCCGGTCATCTATGGCCGTCACCTGGTCTACCCCGACCTGGGTGCCATGCCTTACACCGAGTACATCGACAACGAGCAGTACCTGCACCAGTTGCTGGTCATTGGTCAGGGCGAATACGACATCGAGGCCGTGCGCATCGAAGACACGCCCATCCAGTCGTTCTCCGAAGTGCAGGCCCAAGTCATCCTGCCCGGCGGGCAGAACACCTTGTTCAACCACGATGTCGTTACAGCGCCCGAAGTAGCTGGGCAAGAACTGCTCGCCATCGACGACCCGGCCAACACCCGCAGTGAGACGGTGGGTCCCTTCATCGTCAACCCGCCCGAGACGCAAATCACCACCATCGGCATCGACATCCTGTTGCCGCGTGGCCTGTTCTATGCGAATGACGGCGGTGGCCAAGACGCCAAGGAAGTGCGCTGGACGGTACAAGCGCGGGCGGTGAACGACGAGGGCGAGTCCATCACCGGCTGGCAGACACTGATCAGCGGCACCAGTTACAGCGACTGGAGCGGCTGGGATGCCACCTGGTCGAGCGCCAATGCCGTGGCCACACAGACTTACTACCCAGGTTCAGAAGGCGGTTACTACAGTACCAGCTACAACCCACCGCCGGTTCCGGCCAACACCGCCACCGAGGAATACCAGCTCGGTGACTGTGCAAACCAGGATTCCGAATCCGGCATCTGTTACAGCTACTACATCCAGCGCCGCACCCGCAGCGCCTACAGCGACCAGGAGCTGATCACCGCCGCCAGTGCCGACACCATCCGGCGCAGCTACCGATACCCCGTCACGCCGGGGCGTTACGAGGTGAAGGTGATCCGGCTGGACCACAAAGACACCCGGGCCCGTGCCGGCCATGAACTTCGCTGGGGCGAATGTCGCGGCTACCTCATCAACCCCAGCCTGCCCGCGGGCATCACCTTCCTGGCGGTCAAGATGCGCGCCACCGATAACCTGTCGATGCGATCGAGCCGCCTGATCAACTGCCTGGTCACGCGCAAGTTGCCCATCTGGAACCCCAGCACCGGCTGGAGCAGCCCGCAAGCCACCCGGTCCATCGCCTGGGCCTTTGCCGATGCGGTGCGCGCCAGCTACGGCGCCAAGCTGGCCGACAGCCGGATCGATCTGCCCGCCCTCTACCGGCTGCACCAGACCTGGAATGCAAGAGGCGATCAGTTCGACGCCGTCTTCGACCAGAAGGTCACGGTGTGGGAAGCGCTCACCCGCATCGCCCGCTGTGGCCGTGCGGTACCGTACCTGCAAAGCGGGGTAGTGCGCTTGGTGCGGGATGAAGCCAAAACCCTGCCAGTAGCCCGTTTCACCACCGCCAACATCGTCAAAGGCAGCTTCAAGCTGCAGTACGTGATGCCGGGCGAGGAAACGGCCGATGCAGTGACGGTGGAGTTCTTCAACCCCAAGACCTGGAAGCCCGCTGAGGTGACCGTGTCATTGCCGGGGTCTGTCGAAGCCAGCCCGGCCACGGTGAATCTGTTTGGCTGCACCAGCCAGGCGCAGGCGGAACGTGAAGGCAAATACATCGCCGCCGCCAACCGCTACCGCCGTCGGCTCATCACCTTTCGCACCGAGATGGAAGGCCTGATCCCCACCTTCGGTGACCTGATTGCCATCAGCCACGACATGCCCGCCCGGGGCACTGAAGGCAACATGGGTGGCAGCCCAGCAGGGGATAGCTCCGACATCCCCTGGAACCAACTGGCCCGGGTCATGGCCATCCGTCCCCGGGGCGAACAGGTCGAAATCGCCTGCGTGGTCGAGCACCCCCTGGTGCACACCGCCGACCAGTAACCCGCACCAACCATTCAACACCACCGGCCCGCCAGAGCAATCTGCGCGGGCCATTTGCTTTGGAGACCTTCCATGACAGAAAGCCACACCACCGAACTTGAGGCCGCCATCACCCTGCGCCCCGACGATCTGGATGACCTGCTCACCCGTGCCGCCGAACGCGGTGCCGAGCGTTGTCTGGCCCACCTCGGCCTGGAAAACGGCCATGCCGCGCGCGACATCCGTGAACTGCGCGACCTGCTCGAAGCCTTTAATGAGGCCAAGCGCACGGCCGGCATCACACTGGTCAAGATGATCGTGACCGGACTGGTACTGGCCTTGCTGGCCGGCACCGTGCTGAAACTCAAGGTGTTCGGAGGCCAGCCATGATCGAGACTTTGCTTGGCGGCCTGTTGGGCGCCGTATTCCGGCTGGCACCGGAAATCCTCAAGTGGATGGACCGCAACGGTGAGCGCAGTCATGAACTGGCGATGCAGGATAAGGCGCTGGAGTTCGAGAAATTGCGCGGTTCGCAACGCATGTCCGAGATCGGGGCCAGTGCCGATGCGGCCTGGAATACCGGGGCGATCGATGCGCTGAAGGAAGCGGTGGCTGCCCAGGGGCAGCGATCCGGTGTGCGCTGGGCCGATGCCTTGTCGATCAGCGTGCGGCCGATCATCACCTACTGGTTCATGCTGCTGTATTGCGCGGCCAAGACGGCGGCGTTCGTGGCGGTGATCACGGCGGGTGCGGGTTGGGGCTCGGCGATCCTGAATGCCTGGACGGAAGCGGATCAGGCGCTCTGGGCCGGGGTGCTGAACTTCTGGTTCCTCGGGCGCGTGTTCGACCGGGTACGGTGATGATGATTCCCGAGGCGGCCATCGCACTGGCGAAACGGTTCGAGGGATTCCACCGGGTGCCAAAGCACGATCCGCAGCGGGCCTATCCCTACATCTGTCCGGCCGGATTCTGGACGATCGGTTACGGCCATCTGTGCGACCCGAACCATCCGCCGATCACCGAGGACGCCGCCGAGGACTATCTGGCGCAGGATCTGCAGACCGCGCTGCAGGCAACCTTGCGGTATTGCCCGGTGCTGGCCACAGAGCCAGAGGGTCGGCTGGCGGCGATTGTGGATTTCACGTTCAATCTTGGTGCAGGCCGGCTTCAGACGTCGACCTTGCGGCGGCGAATCAATCAGCGGGACTGGCAGTCGGCTGCGTTTGAGCTTGGGCGCTGGGTGTCCGGTGGAGGACGCGTCTTGCCGGGACTGGTGGCCCGACGCGAGGCCGAAGTCGCCATGCTTGCCGGGTTATAGTTTCGCCATGAAAATCTACCTCGCCGGCCCCGACATCTTCCGTCCCGATGTGCATGACTGGATCGCGATCGCCCGCGAAACCTGCCGTCAGCATGGTTTCGAGGTCCTGACGCCGCTGGATCATGGCGAAACCGAGCCCAGGAAGATTCTTGCGGGCAACCTCGAACTGATCCGCAAGGCGCAGATG